AGTATTCTTGTGATTCTAAGACTTTGTGTCTGAATTGTTCTCGAGCCTCGATATAACTGCATTCTGCCTTGCTATTACAATAGTAGAGTATTTCTCTTTGGAAGTTTTCTGTGCCTAGTTGTTTTATATCTTCGTTAAGTTCGTCGTTTGAGCCATAATATTCGCGCCAGTCACTTTCTTTTGTTCCCCGGCGTCTGTTTTTTCTACCTTTAAGGGGTGGCTTGCTGGTTTTAAACCGTGCAAGTTTCTTCCCGATGTATTTACGATTATTTGTTAAATTTGTTATTAAATATACAAACCCAACACAATCCTCAGGTAGTGTTTCTATTTCTTTAGATTCAAATAACCATGACATTACACGTAGTTATGCTTGATAATCTAACGCACAATAAAAAGTTATTTCTTCTATGCAAGTGTTATCTTGAGTCTGTGTAGCATACTTGATAAAATTTGAAATGTCTACCAGGTTTATTCCGTTACCAGTCCAATTTGGTCTGCTACGACTTAGTTCTGTATCTAATCTGTCAGGGGTGATGAGAGTGGTCCTGAAAGGTACTGTGTTTTGCTTAAATGCTTGTGTGCCTTGTTTACTAGCATGTGCTAATGCGGCTTTGCTGACTCTATATGTTTCCCAACGTGGTTCCGGGGCAACAATACTCTGCTCACCTACACTACCGATATTAAAAATATAACCTGATTTGTTATGTTTTTTCCATGTGTCGTAAATTTTTATATACAAGTTAGCCTGGCCAAAGTTAGCCCAATCTTCTTGTGGAGGACCATCAAATGCGTTGTTGATAACTACATCGTACTCTACACTGCGAGCCGCAATATCGTCTATGTTTTTTGTAATATCAAATCCGTCAGCTCTACTGATCCCGTCGGCAGTATCAAATTCCTCTACCAGGTGCTTGCCTAATCCTCTATTGCCGCCTGTTACTAATATTTTCATCTAAGATTACCTCCTTGGTCCCAAACCTTTGTTAAACGTTTACCGCAAGTCATTGCACATTCAAATAGCCTCTTGCCTGTGAAACTACTGTGCAAGTCTTGCCAAAACTTGTTGTTGAATATGTCTGCTAAACTGTTGTTTTTAATAGACAAATTGTTTAATCCGTAATGATCTAAGAATTCTTTAACTTGATTAGGCTGTCCACTGAGTGCATTAGCCCTTGGTAGTGTATCTGTATTGTGAAATCTTAAATCATACAAATTGTGATTAAAAAAGTTACAAGGCAACACAACGCCTTCTGCATTTACTGCCACCTTGTTGCCTATTTCTGCATCACACTTAATTTCTGTTTTAGCAAAGTAATCCTTAATATCCGGATACTCTGTCTTTAATCTAGTCAAGCCTAGCATACTGTTGTTTCTGTATTGCTCTTGTGTAGGCAACTCTAGCTGGTATGCTACATCATCCTTGCTATTATACACAGGCCAACTGTTGAATTCAACCAGATTTTTATGATCAAAGAACCGCCCAGTTTTGCGTATCAAGATGTTAAAAAAGCCGTACTCTTGTGCTAGTTGCTTTGCTTGTTCAACTTGATGTTCGTTGTGTTTAAACACAATGTAGTTCCACTGTGCTCTTCCACCGCGGTCAATAAACGCTCTAGCATTACGTATAACCTTATCATAGTCTACATTTCTACGATACAAATCTAGTGTATCACTTAGACCATCAATGCCAAAGTCTATCTGTCCGTAGCCTGCCATTATATCCGCTACTTCTTGCCAATAGTCTTCGTTGTGTACACCTCCGTTAGTGTGAAAGTACAACCATAGCGTTGGATTTTTTTGTCTAAAAGTTCTCAGTATGTCCAAGAACTTAGGATGCATAATGGGATCACCGTAACTGCCGCAAAAGAATACTTGTCTTAGTCTTTGGCATAGATCTTCGGAAAATGCACGATCCAATATGTCAGCGTCTAAATGCACCAATGGCATATATGGATTTTTTCCGTAACCACAGAGATTACGTGGACATTGCGGACAAGCCGCATTGCAGTATGTAGTTATTTCAATTTGATATTCGTCGACAGAACTATAGGTTAACATTAACTTGGATGTAACTTAAAAGCCTTCTTTTTTGTTGAAGTTTGTGTAAGTAAATTTATAAAAGAGCTAAGAATATGTTTGTTTCGAGGCATCAAATAATCTAACGAATTTGCAGTTTCTACAAGTTCTATCCATCGTCTGATTCTTTCTTTGAGATTCAATGTTGGATTTTTTAAACTTACCCAGTTAAAAGTCGAAAACTCACTACCGTTGCTGTACTCCTCTGTTATCTTAAGTTCATCCATTTGATGATACAACGGAGTATCTGCTAATATGTTTGCTGTATATCCAAAAACAATCATTGAAATAATACCAGAGTGAGCATATACCTGATATTTTTTTAATGCACTGAGATTTTGTTGATGATCATCTAATGTTTCGGTTGGATAACCAACTAGCATCAACAAGCTATTTTTAATACCATACTTGCCGCACATTTCTAAATGCCATTCAAAATCTTTGTTGGAAAACTTTTTTTCCATTGAATGACGTACAGGATCGCTAAAACTTTCTAAACCAACATAAATGTACTTACATCCTGCTTCCTGCATTTCTCGATAACTTGATTCGGGCATTAAGTTTTTAGACCTACAAATAAACTGTCCTTTGTAACTTGGGGTAAAGTCTTTGTCTATGGATTTATATCTAATAATAGCCTTGTTTAATTCCTCAAACTGTTTCATTGATCCGTTGATCAAACTATCACTAAACTCAAAATTTGTTATATTTAAAGTTTTATAGTAATGCCACATTTCGTCGGCAAGATTTTGTCCACTCCTGTACTTAAATTTAGGCCAGTATTTTGCTACGTCACAGTAGGTGCACTTTCTTACACAGCCCTTGCTTCCAGTTATAGTTAATTCTGGTGTAGTTAAGTATTTGTAATCCCACGGGTTTATTTTTTTGTAACTTGGAAAAGGTAAAGAATCAAGATCATCAATCTGCACAGCATCAAAATTATTAATTCCTGGATAATCGATTCCCTTGAGTAAATTTGAAAAAGCCACTTCACCTTCGCCGTATATAAAATAGTCTATTTTTTGCTCAGATAATAAAAAAGTACAAAACTCTTTAAATTCCAATATCTTTAGTTTAGCTCGGATGCCTGTACCGCCAATAGCAATTTTAAAAGTGTTTCTGTCGGGTCGACTGTTTAACGCCTGAATCAACTCAAACGCAGAAAAGCATCCATAGTCTGAGAATATGCTAATTGATACTAAATCTGGACTGGACAACATTATTTTATCAACATATATGTTGAGGAATTTTAAGAATTCTTTATACCACATGGTATCCATGTGGCTAGCAACAAACGAGTCGCTCCAATTGTCGTCAATTTCTTGCCAGATACTAGGCTCAACGTTTTCTTTCAACCACAGGTTAAAATCGTATACATTATACTCAGCATTGTTGGCTTCGCAAGCAGCCGCAAGTATAGGCAAAGCACCAGGTGGGCGCAAGAAGTCTTGCTTAGGGAGAGCTATTAATGATACTTGTTTAAACATTGCTAAGAAGTTCTTTTAATTTTAATATCAACTGTTGGTTGTCATTATCTTCTATTCCAAAATATGACTCTAGATCACTTTTGTTGTGCTTACCAGCAACCTGCTCTCTCATGAGATTGTTATACCAGTTCCAAAAAGGCACTTGGAACAAAAATTTCCATTTTCCAGAGTGAAAGAATTCAAGTATCTGCAACGGTCCATGATCTACTGTAAGTTGGTTCTGTTCGCAGTATTCAATATAAGATGTATTATAATTTGGATCAAACTGTGACATATTATATTTAACTAGATCCTGTTCTAATAATATGTTATCAACCCATATTTTATTAACTTTGAGTTTTTGATCAAACAAAATTTCACCATTTTTGCTGGTAACTGTTTCGCCTTCGGATTTAGAATAATCGAGAATTAACGGCGAAGTAACATCATCAACAACAACTTTATGCTTTTTTATTCTTTTACTAATTTCAGTTTCCTTGCACGACAATGCATGATTAACAGTATACTTTGGCCAGGTGACTCCTAAATATAATTCTAGCTCGATAGTTATATTAATCGATTGTTTCACCTTTATATTATTGTTTGATGTCAACATTAACCTGAACAAACTTCTTGCTATTGATACCTCTGGTGTTAAAGTCATCACTACTGTGAAAATATCTACGATCAATGCCAAGCAGTTGACCGCGTCGCTGGTAAGGCATAATTTTCATCACACTCAAATAGTGTCGATCTTGCTCCCAGCACATGCTCAAGTTATTTTCCCACAACTCCAAATCAATTGGCTTATCTAATCTCCGATTCTGTTGTTTGTATTTGTGAAAATCGTTATATTCATCCGACCACTGGTCAAATACAAAAGTTCTGCTGTCTACATCATGCATTGGGATTAAAAAATTATAAAATGGCTTGTATCCTTCTGCCGTCCTTTCAAGGTACAAATCAGTGTGTATATCCCACGGGAGACACAGCTCAGTTAACAGTATAGAACTATACTTGATAGATTTATCAGCACCAAACAATGGACCCAGTTTTCTGTCTAACACATCAAACGCAACAGAGTTATTGCTGAGGTCGATGATTTTTGCTACTAGCTGATTAGCAAACCGTCCATGCGGTGGAATGTTGTGTATAGCAGTATGGTCTAGATCAAGTGCAATCTGATCAAACGGGCGTAAATCTTCGTCGCTAAAAAAATTATCTAGTGTTAGAGTAGCATTAAACATAATGTTTTAACATATTTATTAAGTACATTATCCCATTTCAACATCATTACTATAGTTAGTAAATCCGTTTTCCTTTATTACAGTTAGCACATTGTTAACACGCCCTGCTAGTTCATCTTTGTGTGATACTAACCACACACTGCGATTACCTTCACGTGCCATCTTTTTAAGTATTGCTAAACTGTTTTCAACACCACTAGCATCCAT